CAAAAAAATCTGGTAGAAGAAGAGTAAAAGATTTAAATACTCCTTTAACTATTAAAGAAAAAAAAGCACGTAAGTCTGCTCAAGATTTATTACGTGAAAAAAAAGAACAGTTAGAAAAAGCACAAGCTAACTATTGGTCTACCAAAAGTAAATTAAAAAAGATTGACAATGTATTAGAAGGGAAAGAACAACTTATTGAAAAAGATAAGATTGAAGAAACAACTCCTAATATTAGAGAAGCTATCAAAGATAGAGAAGTTATCTTTGAACCAAATGACGGACCACAAACAGAATTTCTAGCAGCATCCGAAAGAGAAGTATTTTACGGAGGAGCAAGAGGTGGGGGTAAATCATACGCAATGTTGGTTGACCCACTTCGTTATTGTGATAAACAAAAACACAGAGCATTATTAATTAGACGGACAATGCCTGAGTTAAGAGATTTAATAAATCATTCACAACAATTATATCCAAAAGCTTATCCCGGTGCTAAATGGAGAGAACAAGAAAAAGAATGGAAGTTTCCTTCTGGTGCTAGAATTGAGTTTGGATATGCGGAAAACTTAACTGATGCTTTACGTTACCAAGGACAATCATATACTTGGATTGGAATAGACGAACTACCGCAATATCCTACCGAAGATATATATAATTTTCTTCGGTCCTCTTTACGAAGTGTAGACCCAGAGATTCCTGTGTTTATGAGAGCAACAGGGAATCCGGGAAACGTAGGTTCACTGTGGGTTAAGAATATGTTTGTTGACCCTGCTATACCTAATACAAAGTTTGATATAGAAATTAAAACACCGACAGGTATTAAAAAAATATCTAGAAGATTTATTCCTGCTAAACTAGAAGATAATCCTTATCTTATGCAGACTGATGATTATTATGCTATGTTGGCATCGTTACCGGAAGTACAAAGAAAACAATTCTTAGATGGTAACTGGGAAGCATTTGAAGATTCATCTTTTCCAGAGTTTAGTAAAGATATACACGTTATTAAACCTTTTGATATTCCAAGAAACTGGATGAAGTTTAGAGCATGTGACTGGGGATATAGTTCACCGGCATGTTGTTTATGGATAGCTGTTGACTTTGATAATAATCTATTCGTTTACAGAGAACTGTATACACAAAAGGTTACTGCAGATATGTTTGCTAGAAAAGTATTAGATGCAGAAGAAGGTGAATATATTCGATATGGAGTATTGGATAGTTCTACATGGGCAAGACGAGGAGACATAGGACCTAGTATTGCAGAGACAATGATACTAGAAGGATGTCGTTGGAGACCTTCTGATAGAAGTCCTCGAAGTAGAATAGCAGGTAAATTAGAAATACATAAAAGATTAAGACCCGATGAAGAAACAGGATATCCTTCTTTATTTGTTTTAGATAATTGTGTTAATTTAATTAGAACATTACCAATGTTACCTACGGATAAAAATAATCCAGAAGATGTAGATACACATGCAGAAGACCATGCTTATGATGCACTACGATATGGTTGTATGAGTAGACCAATACATCCTATTAAACAAGATTTTATAGATAAAGTAAATGAACCTAAACGAGCAAAACCTGCTGATAGTGTATTTGGATATTAATGAAAGATATTAAAATAGGATATAAAAACTATAAAATAAAAAATTTAGATTCCATAGTATCTAAATGTAATGAAATAAACGGACAGTTTCTTGCATCAGATGGAATGATAGCTTTATCCTCTACAGAAGATTCTGTATCTCATGCGAATACTTTAATACATGAAATACTTCATGCAATAGTATTTCAATGGGGAATAGAATTAGAAGATAAAGAAGAAGAAAAAATTTGCAATACTTTTGCGAATGGACTAACAACTGTATGTGTAGACAATCCTTGGTTATTACCTTACATACAGAAACAACTAAAAGGAGAAAAATAAAATGGCAATCATGAAAAAATATGTACAGGGTGAATTACCTGAGAACATGTATGGAAACGAAGCTGCAAAGCAAGGCGATTCCAAAACAAATGTTGTAAAAGGTGGTTCAGCTTTTCCTGCTGACTATGCTGAAGGTGGAGTAAACAAAGACTTCCCTAAAGAAAAGAAAAGCACAGTAGACGGAAAAGTCTTCTCAATGGCTGACGAAAGAGATTACTAAGAGGTATAAATGCCACACGATAACAAAAGTGGCTTGACATCTGAAACTGATGAGGTAACATCCTTATCAGAAGATAAAGATGATTCTTATAGTAATCTCGGTAGTCTTATTGAGTCTAGATTAAAAGAATCAGAACAAGCACGTCTTTATGATGAAAAGCGATGGTTAAGGTCTTATAGAAACTATAGAGGTATCTATGGTTCTGATATGGCTTTTCGTGATTCTGAAAAGTCTAAAGTATTTGTCAAGGTAACTAAAACAAAAGTATTAGCTTCTTACGGACAACTAATAGAAGTTTTATTTTCACAAGGAAAATTTCCTATTGGAATACAACCTACTAGTGACCCACTAGGGACAGCTAAGTACGCACACATAAAACCTGATAATTTAAAACAGCAAGATGCTCGTATGGAAGACATCTATGGTTTTGAAGGTGATGGAAGAGAAATATCTCCGGGTGCTACTGCTGATGAAATATTTAATGGACTAAAAGACAAGTATGCAAAAGGTGGTTTTGATGAGGGACCTGCTCCTGATTTAAAAACTATGCCTCAAGTAGAACCTGCTAACGAGGCTGCTAAAAACATGGAAACTCTAATCCATGACCAATTAGAGGAATCACATGCAATATCTGTAATGCGACATGTTTTATTTGAAATGTGTTTACTAGGTACAGGTATACTTAAAGGGCCTTTTAACTACGAACAATCAGAGCATAAGTGGATGCTAAATGAAGAAGGTGAAAGAGAATATAAACCTTTTAATAAATTAGTACCAAGAATAGAAGCAGTTAGTTGTTGGGATTTATATCCTGACCCAGATGCTGTTAACATTGAAGATGCTGATTATGTTATTCAAAGACACATATTTACTAGAACACAAATTAGAGATTTAGTAAATAGACCTTTCTTTAGAAAATCTGCTATCAATGATTTATTAGAAGGTGGTCCTAACTATGAAACAAGAAGTTATGAAACTGCATTGTTTGATAGAGAGAATCAAGAAGAGTTTAACAAAAATAGATTTGAAGTCTTAGAATACTGGGGTACAATGGATAAAGCCTTAGTAGAAGAAGCAGGTATAGAAATGCCTGATGAAATATCTGATGACTTAGATGAAGTTCAAATCAATGCTTGGATTTCAAATGGACAAATACTACGATTAGTATTAAATCCATTTACACCTGCAAGAAATCCTTTTATGGTTTGTCCTTATGAGATTAATCCGTATCAATTCTTTGGAGTAGGTATTCCAGAAAATATGGATGATGCACAAACAATTATGAATGGTCATGCAAGAATGGCTATTGATAACTTAGCACTAGCAGGAAATTTAGTATTTGACGTAGATGAAACTATGTTAGTACCCGGTCAAGACATGTCAGTTTATCCGGGAAAAATTTTTAGAAGACAAAGTGGTCAAACAGGACAGGCTATACATGGATTAAGATTCCCAAACACTGCACCTGAAAACATGCAGATGTTTGATAGATTTAGACAACTAGCAGATGAATCAACAGGTATACCTTCTTATTCACACGGACAAACAGGAATACAATCTACTACAAGAACAGCTTCCGGTATGTCAATGTTAATGGGTGCGGCTGCTTTAAATATTAAAACAGTTATTAAAAATATTGATGACTATTTATTAAAGCCATTAGGTGAATCTTTCTTTCATTGGAACATGCAGTTTAATAAAGATGTACCTGAAATACAAGGTGACTTAGATGTTAAAGCAAGAGGCACATCATCTTTAATGATGAAAGAAGTAAGGTCACAAAGATTGATGACATTTATGCAAGTAGCATCAAATCAGTTCTTAGCACCTTTTGTAAAGTGGCACAGTATTATTAAAGAGATTGCAAAGTCGTTAGATGTAGACCCTGACCAAGTTGTTAATGACCCAGAACAAGCAGCAATATTTATGAAACTCATGGGAGAAGCAAATGGAAATCAACAAACTCAAGGCAATAACCCACAACAAGGTGGCATGGGACCTACTAATGGAATACCTGCAGGAGCAAATGTCGCAGACACACAAGGGTCTGGAGGTAGCAACATCGGAGTCGGAACTCCACAGGTTGCAGGGGAAGGCGGCTTTACTGCACCAGATAATGAACCTCAAGGAGCAGCTTAAGTAAATGTCAGCACTTTCTGATTTACAAAAAAAATTAGAACAAGAAGCACAAGGAATTATGTTTCCTTTTAGTGCTAAAGCACCTACAGTAAATACAACACAACAAGTATATGATTCTGCTACTGATGGAATTATGAACATGCAAGGTAAAAAATATGTGGGGCCTGATTCTGTTATACAGTATACACCAGAAGGACAAAGACAATTAAAAGAAATTGAAAAGGGAATGTTACCTCAGTTTGACCAAGAACAATTTCCTGATGTTGGTCAAGGTAAAGTAGAAGATAGAGGAGGCACAACTCCATTTACTCCTACTACATCAACTACACCATCTACATTTCAAACTCAAACTCCTGCATTTGACCCTTGCCCAGTAGGTTTTCAATTTGACCCACAGTTACAAAGATGTGTTCCTATACCACAACCAAAAAGTGATAAAGAAACAGGACCAAGTAATCCTCCAAGAAATGTAGGACCTCTTGCTAAAGCTACATCTTCAATAGCAGATGCTATTAAAAAACTTAGTGATGAAGGTAAATTTGCAGAAACATATGGTGAAGAGGTTAGTTTTACAATAGACAATTCTACTTTTTTATCTAAGCTAGGACCCATAGGTAAATTAATAGATACTTTTTTAATTAAAAATCCTGCAGATGATAATCTGTATAAATTAGGTGCAGACCCAAGAGCAACAGGAATTAGTGTATCACAAAACAAAGATGGCACATTAACTGTTAACTTTACTCAACAAGGCAAATATGAATTTGGACAAATTCAAACAAGTGAATCTTTAAAAGGTAATTTAGCTAGTACACAAAAAACAGACAGTCAAGGTAATATTATCAAGGCTCCAAATGGTCAACTTATGATTCAAGGTCCTATATCACTTAATAGTTTTGGAGTTACAACACCTACAAAATTAACATCAGACCCACAAACAATAAAAGATAATAAAAAAGCTGCTGAAAAAAGA